GTGCGGTCCTTCGTCTTGAGCAAGACGGATTGGAGCTTCGCGACGCGCCGCGTCAACCTGGCCGCCCGTACCGCAACCGATGAATGGCCGATCATCGGCTATAGCAACGCCTTCCCGCTTCCGACCGATTTTATCCGTCTCGTCGATATCGGCGGGACGCGGCTGCTCGAAACCGATTACGCGATCGAGGCGGGGCCGGCGCGGCGCGAGCTGCTCGTCGACCGTCGCGGCCCGCTCATTCTGCGCTACGTGTTCGACCAGGAGGACGTCGCGCGTTGGTCGCCGGAATTCGTCGAGGCGTTCTCGATGCGCCTTGCCTGGCAGATCGCCGATCGGCTTTCCGGTGACAAGCAGCGAAAGCAGCAAGCGCTCGACGCCTATACCAAGACGATCAGCGAAGCCCGCGGATCCGATGCGCGCCAGAAGGCCCCGCGCGATCAGCTCGAAACGGATTGGTCCGCGGCGCGCCGCGGCTATGGTTGCAACCGCGCTCCTGGGACCTGTTGATGACGACAAAGCTGATCCTCCCCGCGATGAACGGCGGGGAGCTGTCCCGCCGCATGGAAGGCCGTGTTGATCTCGACGGGATCTATGATCGCGGCTTTGCGGAAATGTTCAATTTCGTCCCGACCGTCGAGGGTCCGGTCGCAAAGCGGCCGGGCTTTCGCGACGTCCGCGGCGCCGCGCCCACCGCCTCCTGGTTGTCGCGCTTCGTGCCGTTGCAGACGCAGGCCTATGTGCTGGAGTGGTCCGACTACGCGCTGCGGTTCTATACGAACGGTGGCCGTATCGAGGAAAGCGCGATCGCGCCTTATCAGATCGCGACGCCGTATCCCGCCGCGATCGCGCGCAAGATCTGGAAGCATCAGAGCTACGATCGCCTATACCTCACGCATGCCAGTTATCCGCCGGCCTCGCTCAACCGGCTCGATGCCGCGCATTTCGAGGTGCAGACGCTGCCGCTCAAGCGCGGCCCGTTCAAGACGCAGAACGCCGACGAGGCGATCACGGTGACGGCAAGCGCGCCGATCGGCGCCGGTGTCGTGCTGACCGCGACCGCACCAATCTTCAAGCCTGGTCACGTCGGCGCCGCGTTCCTGCTCGAGGCGAAGGATTTCGGCGACGTCACCGCCTGGGAAGCCGGATACGATGGCGTTGTGATCGGCGCCAAGCGGCGATCGGACGGCAAGGTGTACGAGGCCGCGACAGCGGGCAAGACGGGAACGGTGCAGCCGACGCATACGGAAGGCACCGAATACGACGGTGCGGCGGTCGGTAAGGATATCAACGCCAAGGATGCCGGCGGGATCCGGTGGACATATCTCTATGATCGGTTCGGCGAGGCGACGATCACGGCCGTCGACGCCGGCGGGCTTTCGGCGACGGTGACGGTGACGCGCCGGCTTGCCGATAGCCTGACGGCGACGGGATCCTTTCGTTGGGCGCATTGCGCATTCAGCCAGGCCGAAGGCTGGCCGCATATCTCCTGCGTGTGGGCCGGCCGGCTGTTCTTCTTCAAGGGGCTGGAATTCTACGCCTCCGTCGCCGGCGACTATCTCAACTTCGCCTACTACACCGACGGGGGTCTGTTCGCGCCGGACATGGCATTCCGGCGCACACTGTCGAGCACAGAGCCGCCGATCTGGGTCAAGTCCGATCAGCGCCTGCTCGTCGGGACGCCAAGCGGCGAGCTCCTGCTCGGCGCGATCAATTCACAGGCGGCGGTGTCGGGCGACAATGTGGACGCGCTGCCGCAATCGTCATACGGATCTGCCGACGTCGAGCCGGTCGACATTGGCACCGGGCTCCTGTTCGTGCAGCGCGGCGGCCGCAAGATCCGTGACGCCGAATATGTCTATGAGCGCGATCGTTTCGTTGGCGCCAACTCGACAATCTACGCGCGGCATATCACGCGATCGGGGGTGGTGCAGCTCGCCTATCAGCAGGAACCCGAGGAAATCGTCTGGGGCGTCCGCGGCGACGGCCTGATGTTCGCGCACCCGCATAGCCCGGAACAACAGATCAAGGGATTTTCGCGCGTCGGGCTGGGCGCCGGCGTCGCGCGTTCGATCGTCGCTATCCCGTCCAATGACGTGCAAGAGGATGAAGTCTGGATCCTCGGGGATCTCGACGGCAACCGTCGCGTGTTGCAGCTCGCCGATTGGTGGCAGGAAGACGACAGGGACGTTTCCGATGCCGACAAGCTCGCGCACCTCAAGGAGGCGTTCTTCGTCGATTGGGGTGTCACCTATCGCGGCGAGCCAAAGCAGTCGTTCACCGAAGGGCTCGCGCATCTGGCGGGGCGCGCGGTGCGCGTGCTTGCGGATGGCGGCGTAGTGCCGGGGATGACGGTCGACCAGGCCGGCCGGCTCGCCCCAGATCTACCCTATGCGGCGAGCGTCGTGCATATCGGGATCGGCTATCAGGCGCGGCTCCGGCCGATGCGTCTCGAAGTCCGCGGCGCCGGCACGATACAGGGCCGGCGCAAGCGCATCGTTCGCATGGTGCTGCGCCTCATCGACACGGCCGCGGCGCTCGTCGTTGACGCGAAGGGCAATATCGAGCGACTGATCGATCGGCCTACGAATGCGAAAATGAACCAACCGGTGCCGCTGGTGAATGGCGATACGACGAATAAAGCGGTAGGCGGCGGATATGAACGTGAGGCGCAGCCGCTGATCTTGTCAGACGATCCGCTTCCGATGATGATCTCGGCAATCATGCCCGAGTTGGAGATCGAGACTTGAAAACGGAGTTCCGCCCGATGCTTGCCGGTGACGTTGTGCAGCTCGGGTTGCAGGCGAGCCAGATATCCGAGTTTGAGGCGTTCGGCCGCGCGGGCATCATGGACAAGGGGCGCCACCTCGCCGAGCTGGGCGACGCATGGACGGCAAGCTACGCCGGCCGCATCGTCGCGTGCGGTGGATTTCTCGAGCAACACCCGCACGAGGCGGTGGCGTGGATCGCGATCGCGGGCGAGATCCCGCCGGCGGCATCGGTTTCGCTCGTGCGCTTCTGCCGCCGGGAAGCCGCGAGCTCGCGGTACGAGCGTCTCGAGGCTCTGGTCGACGCCGGTCTGCCGAAGGCGCTCGCGTTCGTCGAGGCGATCGGGTTCTCGGCCGTGGCCACGCTCAGGAAAAAGGGGGCGGATCGCGCCACTCAAGTCATGTTCGAGAGGGTGCGATGAGCATTTCCAAGGGCTTTGGCCAGATCATTCAGGGCGTCGCATCGCAGGAAAGTGGGAAATACACCCGTTCCGTCATGTACGCGAACGCCAAGAATGAGGAAGCCGATACGCAGATGGAGGTCGAGCGGCTGCGCGACACGGCGCGCCTGGCGATGGGGCGCCAGGTTGCCGGCCTGTCCGGCGGGGGGTTGCAGTTCGACGGGTCCGCGCTTGATGCGGTGCGCGAAAGCGGCATCGAAAGCCAGCTCGAGATCTTACAGACGCGGCGCAAGGGGTCGCTGGCGGCGACAGGGCTGCGCTCGCAGGGCAAGGTCGCCTATGCGCAAGGCTATAATGGCATGATCCAGGGTTTTGCCGGCGCCGCGTCGGAGTTCGCCAAATCAGCCGGTAGCGGCGGGGCAGATTATGCAGCGGCAGGGGGTGCGACGTAATGGCTGGTGAAGGTGTGTATCGGGCCGGCACAGCGCCCGGTGGATCGCCGATGTTCCAGGGCGCCAGCCCCGAAGCGTTCGGCGCCGGCGTCGGCCGCGGGATCGAAGAAATCGGATCCGCGATCGAGCATCGTCAGAAGCTCGAAAAGGTGCAGGAGCGGCAGAACGAGGCGACGACGGCCGGCGTCGGCATGGCCGGCCTTATGGGCGACGTCCAAACCGAAGTGCAGCAGGCGCGCGACACCGCGGCGGCTGGCGCCGGCGGACATTCGGCCGCGATCGCCGCGAGGCTCGACAAGCGCGGCGAGGATTTCCTCGGCACCATTAAGGACGAGCGGGTTCGCAACTCCTATCGCGAACGGTTCGCAGAATACCGCGCGCGTGTGGTCGGCGAGGAAGACGGTTGGGAGCGCGGGCAAGCGGTGGAAAACCGCGTGCTCAATATCGACCAGCAGGGGACGGATCTCGCCAATCAGCAGGCGACGAAACCCACCGTCGACGGGCTCGCCGATAGCCTCAAGCTCGTCAGCACGACGATCGGGATGCAGGAGCTGCCGGGCAACACAAAGATCAAGGTCGAGCGCCAGCAGCAGCGCAAGATCGCCGTCGCCTGGGGCAACTCGATGCAGACGGCCGATCACGAGGGCTTGCTCAAGGTGCTCGATGCCGGCGTGCTGTCGCCGTATCTCGAGCCAGAAGATATCGACCGGCTGCGTAACGGCGCCCTTGTCGAGGGTCGGCGGCAGGTTGCGGCGCAAAAAGCGGTGCAGGCGCAGGGCGAGGCGCAGGCCCGCGAACAATTGCAGTTGTTCAATGCGCGGATCTCGTCGGGCGATCAGCCGACCGACGCGGAATTCGAGGCAAATCGCAAGCTCGCCGAAACGTGGAAGCTCCCTGTTCAGGAGTTCAATCTCGGCGTGCAGCAGTCGCGCGTGCTCATCAATCGGGAAACGCGAGATTGGACGCCGCAGCAATTTTCCACGACGATCAACGATCTGCGCGCCAAGGGCGATAAGCGATCGCCGGACGAAAATATCAAGCTGTCGCAGCTCGAGGCGATCCAGCCGTCGCGCGTGTCCGAGTTCAACCGCGATCCGCAGGCGCGCGCGGCGAACATCGGCAACCCGGCGCCGGCGATCGATCTCAACGCACCCAACCGCCAGGCGCTCGCGTCGCGTGTCGCATGGGCGCAGGGCTATGCCAAGGCTAACGGTATGGTCAACCCGCCTTACCTGTCGCCGCTGGAAATGAAGCCGTTTCAGGATCGCGCCGCGCAAGGCCCGGCTGGCCGCCTCGAGGTGGCGCAGCAGCTCCGCGGCATGTTCGGCGCCGGTGTCGGCAGTCGCATCGTTCAGCAAATGGCGCCGAACGATCGCGGGCTGTTGCTGGCGGTCGGCCTGCCGACCACGACGTCGAACACGTACACGCGCGGGCTCGAGGCGCTACAGCGCAACAAGGGGCTGTCCGACGCAACGCAGGAACAGGAGATCTTTCGCGAGGTGGCGCCGGCCATCCCGCAGGCGCTCCGCGGTCCCGTGTTCGAGGCGGCTCGCGCGATCGCGGCGGGCAGCACGGACCAGGCGAACGGCGACAAGTTCGACGAAGGCACCTACCGCACGGCGCTGCACCTGGCGATGGGCGCGACCAGTTCTGGCGACGGTCTGGCTGGTGGGATCGGCTACTGGCGGGACGCGCCCGTCTGGTTACCGCCTGGCGTGTCGCAAGGCGATCTCGAGCGTCGTCTGTCGCGTGCCTCGCCGCAGCAGCTCGTCGACGCGTCCGCCTACAAGACGGCGCCCCACTACTGGAACAACGGCAAGATGGGCCGGGCATTGACCGCGAGCGAGATCCGCGGGATGCAAATGGAGACGGTGCGGCCGGGCGTGTTCCGCGTGAAGGGGCCGATCGGCGGCTATCTCGTCGACGGTAAGGGGCGCCCCTGGGAGCTTGATGTGGGTAAGCTGAAATGACGGACAATCGCGGCGGGATCCAGAC